GCATAGCGTCTGTCGATTGAACTCGACATAGCTAGCAACTGATTGACTTCTTGATGCTGGAAGTTAATCCGGCCTTTTGTCAAAGGATTTGACTCCAGGTGGGACATAACTTTCCGACCCAGACCTTGCTGAATCCACTGATATTCAAGTGGCTCGCAAGATATGAGTCTAGGACCTCTCGAATCTTTTGGGACGAGTATAACCTTAGCAACGCCAGACTTCTGGCGTGCAAGGCCTTTATACCAGTCCAATCGATCCAGGATTTCCCGCGGACCCCCTACCACGAAGTAATCGTAATAGGGGTAAACCTGATGGATGCTGTCGAACAAACGGGAAAATACCCACTTGTTCTCAAGCTTCTCACCGGTCGCCACCGCTCCAGGTCCGTGCTTTGGAATAATATCTTTGTGGTCGAACAATTCGACGCGAAAGATATTTTCCGTGATGTGACGAGCCGTCTCAAGAGTAGAGACAAATTCATCATCATCACTAAAAGTCAGAGAGGAATCAGTAGTGACGAAGGAATCAAGGAGTTCTTCCTCGACCTCCGCACTGTATTCCATCTCTAGCTTATAAAAGCAAAGTAATACCTGTCGAAGATGTTTTATTGCATCTTCAGAGGCATGGACTAGGAGCAAACCTGACTCAGAAAAGATCAAGTTGAAGTATGCCTGCATAAAAGCGGGTGTACTTCGTCCTTTTTGGGTACGAAAACCCTCAATAGGACTGAACTTGGAGTCTTCCAGAGCCCGATCCAAAGCTTTACCCAACTTGGGCATCGTTTTGGTCAGGAAGGAGAGACCTTCATTCGTGACTCTAGACTGCAAAGTCTGAATATCACGATTGATACTCTTCCGAGACAGATTGAGCGGATTGCTCTGAATCAGTGCAACACAAAGGCCGAGGTAAAACTCGACTTGGCTATTCTGAGATGCCACTTTGGCCCTCTCTCCAATAGCCCCTCGCCGCTCACTCCCACCAGTCAGTCTTTAGCGAGTGAAAGACTCCAAGAAGAAGTCTAGGACTCGCCGCGGATGATCGAATCGATATTTGCAGTGCTAGCCAAGGTCGTAAGCGCGCCGCTGCTGAGAAAGTCCATAAGATGGAAGATCTCATCAACGACATGCTGCGACGTGACAGCACTGTTCCTCGGGACAGCCACAGTGAAGTTCACTGTGAGCTTAACCGGACTCTGGCCGCTGGGAACGATGACCTTCTCGAATTGAACGAGATGTCGATCAGTTGCAGCAGCTCCGGCACCCTGCACAGTGTGGCGAACAACCATAGTGTGCGGAGCGGCCAGGTTTGAAGCCTGGTCGAGACGGCGCGTACCGTTAGCGTCTTGAGAGACGAGAACGAACGTGACATCATTGCCGGCCGAGTCATCGAGAACGATAGTGGATGTGAGCATTGAGAGGACTCCTTTGTGCGCTTTAGCGCGTTACTGTTCTAAGTAACGCTAACGAAAGCATCTGCTGTTTCGGCGATAAACTTTCTAGGTTAAAACTAGAAAGTTCCAAAGGGAGACGTGCAAGCCGGGTGTAACGATTCACTGCGATATGACCTATATGGGGATACCCATTTAGATCATGTCGATAGCTCCAACGAACGTCCACTTGAGCAGTTTCAGAAACTGAACAAGTGAGATCGTACACTTGCCATAACCCTTGGTAGGGGTTGACAGTGTGTTGGAACAAGCGCGATCCTAGTCGGCCAAACCAGTCCACGACGAAGCTGAAAGGAACAGCGTTCCAGAAAGCTTTGACAGGATTGGTCAGACCAAGCGCAACAGTGAACGCTCGTAATTCGCCATCCAACGAGTCCAAACCTTCGAGTTCGTGGTACAAAGTACCACTCGCTCGAAAGTTGGCCATGTAGGATGCCAATCGCAATTGGTAAATCCCTGTCGACGTGTCATTCCAATCGCGCAGAAATGGTATTGAAACCAAATTCGGCCGATAGAAAGACAGTCTAGTCGGTTTTCCGAAACGAGACTTAAGATAAGCTATCTTAGCCCGTACGGTACCGACAAGGTTACCCAGAGTGCTTAGATCCTGGAGGAACGGTTTCCAGCCGAAATTCCAGTTCAAGTACCCTGAAGCGATTGTCTTTGAGAGAGTGTCTTCGAGCTTGGGTAGCAAACTCCCAATCTCCTTAAATTCCCAGATGAAATTAGGTAAACTAATTTCTTCAGGAATTTGTGTTGAAAACTCGTTATACGAGTCCAACGCGAGACTCCCCCAAAGAGAATCCGAGACGACCGGCAGTAGTGCCAACACTGGGTCCCAGGAGAAAATTACTGAAGGCATAGCTGTGTTAAACACAGTGCCCCAGTCCTCCTGGTAAGAGGGGACGAAATCTCTAGGGAGATTCGCCCTTAGCTCGAGGTGACTAATGTCGCTGGCTGGAAAATGCCCGCGCACCTTCTGATTCACATTATCATGAGTTACCTCATAATAAGTTGAACCAGAATACGAACCAGAATAAGAGCCACCTAGGCTAGTAGTCTGGACGTAAGTCACAGGTCCGAAGTCGGATCTCGAGCGTGTCCGCAGTGTGTGCAAAGTTGGCACTAGCGTCCTCCTAAGCAATCTCCTTAGCGAAGCTGCCTCGGAGTGGGGAGAGAATTTCTCTC